AACTGTAGATACGTCAGAAGACACTCCTGCAACAGAAGTTACATCTGCATTAATACCTGCAACAGTGTTTATGTTAGCTGAATTAGCATTAACAGCATTAATGTTTGTGCTATTTGAGTTAACATTAGATACAGCAGTTGATATTCCTGCTACTGAAGTTACATCAGCATTTATTCCTGCAACTGTAGTAACGTCTGTATCTATTCCCGCTACTGTGTTGACATTAGCTATGTTAGTACCAACTGTATTAACATTAGTTATATTATTAGCAACAACTTCTATTTCTGAAGTTGCTTCATTTAAATCATTTGCAACAGTTTCTACTTCTGAGATTGCTTCATTTAAATCGTCAGCTACTTTAATTACATCTGCAATATTTGTAGCTACTGTGTTTACTGAAGCTATGTTAGTAGCTACTGTCCCAATATCTGTAGCATCTGACGCTACTGCTGTAACATCAGCACTAATGCCTGCTACCGTTGTAACATCTGCACTAATACCTGCAACTGTTGTAATATTAGGAATGTTTGTAGATATAAATTGTTTGTTAACAGCATCTGTATTATCTACAGGATTTGCAACATTTTTTAATCTTTTATTTTGTACATCCCAATTGAAATCTACGTTATCCAATGAGATAACGTCACCAGCTTTATCTATGGCTTCTTGAGACATATAAAATGCTTGGTCTGAATCTGTGTCTAAATCGTTTTCAGTTAAAACTGAACCTGAAACATAATCTACTAATTTTGTGTTTTGACTTGTTGTTCTTCTTATTTCAATAGCCGCACCGTTTGCAGGTGCAACGTTAAAAGTAAGGTTAGTTCCTGCGGCATCTAAAGTGTAAGCTGTAACATTAGAACCTGCTACTGTAGCTGTTAAATCTGCTGTACTTCTGTAGCTAAAAGGTATAGCGTACGTAGTAGTAACACCGTTACCAGTATATCTTACAAATGAATTTGCCATAGTTTTTGTTTAGTTCTTCTAAAAGGGGTACTTTATTGAATTGCTAGCATAAATTCGCTTAAAGCGCTTTCTGCCTTTTCTTTTATAAAGATATTACGTTCTTCTAAAGTATCTTGTAACACAGGAAATTCTTCCCACATTTTTTGAAAAGCAATACGTTCAACTTTATGTACTATATCAAGTATGTAATTTTGTCTGTAATCATCTCCAGCCACTATTCCTGAAGGTAATTTATATAAACCGCTAGTTTTATCACTTACTAAAGTTTCAACTAAATCTTTTAATTTATATTGTTTACCTTTATATGGGATATTTATTTCAGATTTTAATTCTAACCATCTATCGTATGCTGTTTGTCCATCTTTGTTTTTAATACTTCTTAAATCAATATTAGTATATCTATCAACTTTTTGAGGTGCTTTATACTTTAATTCTCTATTTTGAAAGAATTTAGTTGTTTCATTATTTTTAAAAGTAGTCATAGCAAAAGGAGAAGACCATAAACCAGTTTTACCACCTAATCCAAATAACCAACCATTCTTTCTATCTATTTTTTCACCAAACATATTACGTTGTGGCATTGTTCTGTTTTTATCAGAAAACGGATTTAACGTTCTTAATCTATCATTAAATGTAAATAATTCTCTTTGGTAATCATCTACAACTCTGCTTGTATATCTTAGACCACCAGATAAAGGTATAATTTTATAAATAGCTCTAGCTATAATAGATGAACCTATTCTATCTGGAGCTCTTGATTTCATAAAATCATCACTAAAGAAAAAGTTTGCTGTTTCTAAAATGTTTTTAGTATAAAATTTAGAAGTTAAATTTCTAGTCATAGAAGCTATTACTCCCATAGCTAATTCAATATATTGATTTTCTACTTCTTCAGGTAAGTCTTCATTGTGTTTAAAGAAGTCACTAAAAGCATCTACAAAATCAGCCGCTATCATAAATGGCATCATTATAGGGTCTAATCTATTTACAGAAATATATTTACCATCTTTTGTTCTAATTGAGTATTCTTGCCATCCTGTAGTTTTTGTTCTTTCTCTATTTTCTTTCCAATCTCTTGAACCACCACCTGTAACATCACCTTTAATAGCTGTGAAGATAGCCGCACCCCATAACATCCAACCTGCTTGTATTCTAGCATTAGCTTCAGCCGCCGCTTCAGGATTTAAATATTTACCATCAGCACTTTTAGCTAACATATGTCTCATTTGAAATTGAAATCTACCAAATAAAGGTAAATGTTGAAAATTCCATCTTAACAAATTTGACGGTGTATTGACAAAGTGTAATCCTGCAACTCTTAACCACTTATGTTGATTTGCTATAGATAAAATTTTACCAGTAAATTTACCTTCTTTTTTACCTGTTAAAGGATTTGTAGAATATGCTGATTGTGTGTATGAACCTTCTCTAGCATATTGTAATGGGTCGTTAACCATTTGGTCTAGTGAGCCGTCTTTTTCTAATGCCGCACCACCATCTGTTAGATAATCTTTTTCTAGTTCTCTAAATCTTTTTTTATATTCTAATCTATTTTTAAATATACCTATATCAGGTGTTTCATCTATTATTCTTGAATTTATTTGTGCCGCAGTTCTTGCTTTAAACATCATAGTTTTAAGAAATTCATCACCGGCAGATAACACTCTCATAGGTAAACTTGTTACATATGATACAGGTTGAACAACTCCTTTTTGCAGAACAGTGCCTACAACTCCTAAAGGTTCTGTTAATAATTTACCTGTTTCATTTATAAATCTTTGCAACTGTCCTTGTCTAATGTTGCTATCATATTTCATTTGCCTGCTATCAAGCAAAGGTCTTCCCATATAAAAACTTTTTAATGCTCTTTTTAAAGCGTGACCTATATATACATATTGATAAATATATGTTTGCAATGCTTCTCTTGCTACAATTTTAGCTCTTGCAGTATCTTTAAAAGCTAAATTACCGCTTCTTAATAACATCACAAAAGGTTTCCACTGTGTTTGTGTAAGACCTGAAATAATGTTTAGAATATGTGTATCAGGTGAAGATAATAAGTTATTATTAACATATTCTGCCAATAAATCCCATTTATTAACTTTACGTGCATTTTGTAATGCTAAAATTACTTGGTTGTCATCATCTAAAAGAGATACAGCTTTCCAAAACGCTTCGGGGTCACCTTCTTTTAATGTTTTCATTTGAACATCTTCAGGTTCAAGAATTAATTGAGCCGCTCTGTCTTTATCTTTTATAACTCTACCAGCAGTAGTTGCTCTGGCATAATTTTCTTGCAATGATTTTTGAACATCCATTAATTCATTCAAAACATTATTTCTTAATTCTAACTCTTTAAGAATTTCTTGTCTTTCTTTTACACTTAAATCAACTCTATTTAATTCATTAGCTAATTTAACAATATCATCAGATTCTTTAATCATACTGTCGCCGTGTGCTATAATAAGACCAAATAATTCTCTGTCTTCTTTAGCTTTTGACTTAGCTAATTTTCTAAGTTTTTTAGGGTCAGCGCCTATTTTTTCAGCAATGACTTCCATATCTTTTAATGTAACTTTATCAGTACCAAGTAATTCACTCATTTCATTTGCTGAGTTTTTAAGATACGTTAGTGCCGCACCTCTTTTATATCTAGTATAATTAAAAGGTGTTTTAGGTGGTTTATCGTTTGTTGATATACCTTCGTCTGCTGTTTGTCTTAAATTCTTAATTCTTATAGATGTTGTGTCACCAATTAATGTACTTTTAAATTCTATTTTATCTATATCTTCTTTTGATAAATTTTGATAATAATTTTTCTTTTCTTTTTTAACACCTATGTCTTCAAATAATCTTTTACCAGTTATTGTATCTCTACCATAATTTTGTAAATCAGTTAATTGTTGAATAGAAGTATTTTTTAAATTTCTATTTGTTAATTTAAAAGCTCCATAACCAAATCCTGCTCCAAATAAAGTTCCAAAACCAAAACCAGAAGCCGCAGATATACCAGATTGTTTAAGACTAAATTCATCTTGAACACCTGTTTCTATAGCTGTATTTTGTAACATAGCATCTTGAGCAGTTGTAATTCCAGCACCTATAGCACCTTCATACAAAGCACCTTTTTTGACTGCTTGTCCCAATGCTTTTTTCTCAGCTTCTTTAGCCGCTATTTTAATAGTTTCTTCTGATAATTCTTTAGCTATTTTACCTTTTAATGCTTGTTTTAAAGTTTCTTTATAAGCTTGTTTTGCCGCTTGACCACCAACTCCAACACCAATTAAATTTACAGGGTCAGCTAATAATGCTCCACCATTATCTTTTAACCAACCACCAAAACTTCTATTTGGGTCATCCCACCACGAAGGTAGCATTTTATAAGTTTGGTCTATATAAGCAAATTCTTGTAATCTTTTTTCATCTTCTTCACCCATAACATTTGCCATATCCATACCCATAGAAACAGTGTTTCCATTTCGCCAAGCTCTGTCATTGTAAAAGTATTCTAGTAAGTCTGCGTGTGATTTATTTAAAAATGTATTATCATTTTCCCTATAAGAATAATAGGATTTTAGAGTGTTGTAAAATTTTTCTGTTTGTATTTCTTCTAGTGCGCTTTGTGCATCTAATGCTTTTGTCAATTGCTCATTTCGTATTCTTTCACCTCTTTGTCTTCTAACTCTATCTGGTGTTCTTTCTATAGTAGTTGTTGGTGTTTCATCTTGTAATATATCCCAATTAATTTCAGCCATAAATTATTATTTTCCTACTGATATTTGTTTAATTAATTCTAATAAATTGTTAACATCTACACCGTAAGTTTGAGCTAATTGTGTTAACACAGGTGTAAATGTATCTCTGTTTTTACTTAAATAATCAACAAAATTACTATCAATTTCTACATTAAGAGCTGTTGGTAAACTTGATTTAATAAAATTATTTAATTGTTTTGTTTTAAATTCAGCTTCTTCATTTGTAAAAGGTGTTAATTTATCAGATATACCTGTATCCTCATATTTAGGTAATGTTTTTAATTGTTCATTAATATTTGAAGTTATAGTATTTATGTTTGTTATTATATTTTGAGTTTGTTCTTGCATCATTTCTTGTTGTTGCTCAATTCTTCTTTGTGTTTCTAAATCAGACTGTTCTTTTTCTGTCATAGTCATAATTTCTGGAGCAACTTCATCTTTAAATGTAGTAATAACATAATCACCTAATTCTTTCATAAATTTTCTACGGTCAGAATTGTTTGGTAATTTTCCATTTTCTTTAATAAAATTATCTTCAAAAGAATCTATTTCTGTTATTATGTAATTTGTAGAATTAAATATTGCTTGCGCACCATTTGATTTTAAAATACCGTTTGTAGTAAAATTACCTTTAACTGCATTTTGAATTAAAGTTAATTGTGAAGAATACGTGCTGTTTGCAATGTGAATAGGTTTAATACCTTTTTCACTATTAGAAATATGTTTATCAAAATATCCTATTGCTTTTGTTAATTCTGATGTTGGTATGTTTTCTTTATCAAAAGCTGTAATAAGTTCATCTAAATTATCATACTGACCTAATAATATGTCAACCATAAATTTATCAGTAACAACAGGGTCAACATCTGCAAATCTATTTACATTCATAATATTATCAAAAGAAGTCAATAATTGAGGTGTTCCAAACTTTTCTAATTTTTCTCTCAATTCTTTTCTTTGTGCAAAAGTTTTAGGAGAGCCGTCTTGATTATCAGAAAAAGCTTCACTGAAAATTTGTTGTATTTCTTTTTTCTCTTTATATTCTTCGTTAATTCTGTTTTGATTTTCTAAAGTTACTCTTTTATTATTTAATTTGAAAACAGTTTCTGAAACATCTTTTCTTTTAGTATCAATTAATGAACCTAATTTCATACCATCTTTTCCAATGCCTCTATCAGAAGATAATATTTTTATTGCTTTATCTATATCATCTGTAGAAGTTGCATTGTTATATAAATCTTGAGCATAAGCTAAAACAACATTATTTACTTCTTCATTAGAATACATATACCTTGTGGTTTTTTCACCTTCTTCTGGTGGTAAAGCAATTTTTAATGAATTAGCAGTTGCCCAAACATCTGTTACATCTGAAGCAGAAAGAATTTTAACACCTTCTTCAATCTTTTTAGTTTGAGCATAATTGTTTCTTACTTGAGCATCAGCAATAGCTTCTTTAGCTTTGTATTGATTAAATACAGAAGCAAAACCTAAAGCATAAGAACCGTCTTTATCAGCAAAACTTGGAAGATATTCTTTGTAAAAAGCAGGTAAATTAGTTTCTTGAAAATTATATTTATTTTTATTTTCTTCTATTTTAGCAATAGCATCAACAGCTTGATGTCTTCCTGTATGATATTGAACTGTTTTGTCTATGTATTTTCCAGACAAATTAGGATGCTTACCTTCTAAAATTTCTTTTTGAATTGTTTCAGCATCTTTAGTTAATAATAATTGGTTTAAATCTTGTATAGCAACATCTTTTTTTTGAGAAATTCCTCTGTTGTAAATTGTTTGTAAAGCAGGATTTACATCTCTTTGTAATATATTAATTAAATCTGTAGCTTCAGATTTATCTGCGGTATTAATTTGACCAGCAAATGTAGCGCCCATATATTTATTTGTAACTCGTGATTTGTATGCCATTAATTATTCCTTATTTGATTATGGTGTTGGTTCTCGCTCACCAGCCGTTGGTTTTGGCTTAACATTTGCTTTATAATTTTGATAACCTTCAGCACCAATAGTTGCTACTTGTAATAACAATCCAGTTTGACTAGGCATTGTTACAGGTTTAACACTATTGTATCTTCTTTGTTGAGCCGCATAA